GAGTCTCGATTAGATGAACTGTTTATTTTGATAAGTAAGAAGTAAAATAGGGCTATGACTACGACCCGAAAACGCAAGAAAGTAAATCGCCGTAGAGTCCGTAAGTCACCCGACCCTTTAACCAAACTAGAAGTTTATTTTGTTACTATGAACGAGGTTTATAAAGCTGCAATAAATGTAAAAACGCAGGTGTAAAGGCTAAGATTGAGGCTATGTCGGACAAAACTGTTGTTCGGTGTTCCCAATGCGGGGCTTGGAAAATTGAAAAACGGAGTTGTTACACCCCAACGTGTTCAAAGACCAATGTCCAGAGTGTCTCAGCTATAACACAAACACTATAAAAGCCGGTGAAGAATATGAAACCGATTGTAATAATTGTAGACATAAATGGATTGAGGGGTTTGGGTGAAAAGTAAAACTAACGGCAGAAATCCAGATAGACCAAACGGCAAGGCTTTTAAAAAGAAACCAAAAACAAACCGTAAAACTGGCAATACAGAAAACGGCTACACGCCCGCAAAATTGAAGATTCGCCTAAAGAAACGAGCAGGGTGAGCGACCTATCAGATTTTGATTTAGATTTAGAGACCGGTAAAGAGGGCGAAGAATTTGTTCGCTCACTTCTAACAGGTCGGCTAACTGTCGAAGTTAAAAGGGACTTGCGTTGGAAGGACACCGGTAACTTATACATAGAATCCCAATATTGGTCTAAAACGGGCGTGTGGTGTGCCTCTGGTATATCTATCACAAAGGCTGCATATTGGGCTTTTGTCTTGCAAGGCAGCGTTTTTATTGTGCCAACAGATGTGCTTAAAAACGTTATCAGCTTATGGGGTAAGCCTATTGATTGCATTATACCGCCCAACCCAAGTAGAGGTTATTTAGTGCAACCGGAAGATTTACTAGAGATGATGAAGTTTTGTTAAGTAATGACGTAGATTGGGCATATCAAAACAAGCTAAGAGAACAATGGTTAAAAGATAATCCAGATTCGCAATGGAAAGGGTGGGTATCTATATGAGCGACACTATTGGTTTTAGTGAAACTTGGCTAGAAGAAGACCTGTTTTACTTTTGTAGATTTTATAGTTATGACAATAATTAAGCGTGGATTTGACAAGCCGACTACACTCCTAGCTAGCGACGCTGCTAAGGCAGCGAACGCAAGCCGCCTTAGCGGATTGCTTGCGAGTTCACTAGCAGGAGTTGTTTGGTTAGCTCTATGTCTAGTAGCTCTAGGCATTTATTCAAATAAGATAGATTCCGTTTTTGCCTATTCTAAGCCTTTAGTATTTATCACATATAAAGAATATGCACTTCTTAAAATAGAAAGTAAAGAACAACATAAATGTCTAGCGGTATTGTGGGGTAAAGAAAGTGCTTGGAATCCTAAAGCGGTAGGTAACCTTACGGGTAAGAATCAAGTGTATGGCATACCTCAAGGAAAGAGTGAGTATCTAAAGACTGCTACTCCTTGGCAACAAATCGATTGGGGGCTTGATTATATTTATAACAAGTTTGGCTTAGATAAATCAGGGTATACTAATGCGTGTAAGGCTTTGGACTATTGGAAGTTAAAGGGCATTGTTCAGGTCTTTGTGCAGCGCAAACATAACCGTAAAAGGGTAAACCTGCCTTGGTCAAACCTTCTTTAAGAATCATTGCACCGTGTTTACACTCTTGAGGTGCGGGTTTTGCAACGGATAGCACCTCAATAGCGTCTCCAACAGACCAAACCGTAGGTTCGGGTTTGTTCTCTGTTCTTAATTCATCTTCATTTTTCTTAAAGGATTCTCGCAAGACGTGTTCGACAGCTGCCGACCTTGAACCTCTAGCACCATACATAGGCAGTTCAGAAACTTTAATCATTTCAGCTCTGTTTGCTCTTGGGGCTTTCTCACCCGCTTTAGTAGTAGAGAATTGTGGTTTACCAGTATTAGTTATAGCTCTTGCAAAAGCGGAAGTTTCTGCCTTCTCAATTGCAAAAGGTATTTTCATATTTTCACCGGCTAATCCCATAACCCAAGGGTTAGGGTCAACTTCAGTTCGCCACAAAATTACTTTGACAATAACCCAAACGTCAGAGCTTGAGTCCTTCTCAAATTCGTGTTGCACTTCGTATCTAAAGTCTGGATTGTCTTTTGCAAAAAGTTCAATCCTTTCTTCAGCTGTCATATAATTACTTAAATCAAACCCCATTTTGCACCGCCTTTAAATCAACAGGAAAGTCATTTTCGTAGGCGTTTAAGAGTTCTCCGTAAATACAGGCGTATCCCAATACGTCCTGCAAACTGTCTTGATGATTTGGAGTCTCGGCAAGTCGGCTGACTTTAACGAGCAATTGCATAAGGCTAACTTGCATTGGCGAAATGTAACTTCCAAGGTAACCACTCCACAATTCCGAGATTCGTTCGTGGTTAGTTCTGCTACTGCCGTAGATATTGCCTCTGTCATTTAAAATAATCCTTGTCTGGTCTAGTAACTCGTTAGTGTTTTTCATAGTCAAATACTTCCTCACTTTTGTATTGACTTTTTTGTTGTTTAGCCGAGGCGTAGCCGTTGACCCAACCTCGTTGTTTACCTATTTTAAAACCACAATCCCAACCAAGATAGTAAGCGCAATACGCCAAACCCGAAGCAAGGATTAACACGCTAAAAGCGGTGTAAGTAGTCATTAGTCCGTCCAAGTTCCAGCGTAATCGGTGGTAAAACAAAACATTTCAGCACCCTCGTCATAAGAAACTAAGCAATCGTGTCCTATGTCAGCTAGATAAAAACTAGCCAAGACATAAGAAGCGTAGTTTTCTACCCAATAAATAAACTTATGTTCCCAGTTCATTTCTTGGTCAAACCGATATGATTGTTGTTCCCATTTACTACCGGCAAACTTCATTTGACTTTCTGTCAACCGTTCAAAATCCAAAGCGGTTAACTTGCCGGTTAAGTGCATATATTTTAGTTTCATATTAATACCGCTTTTTTTACTGAAACCTCAAAAATTTCAACCGGTGCAGCGTCGCAATCATAACAAGAACGAATTGCGCCGAAATCATTAAAATTGTAAGTGTCAACGTTTTGACAAACATTACATTGACCCCAAGCTAACTTAGGCATTTTTATAGTCATTTGAAACCTTTCCGTTATATCCAGACCGTTATCTGAATAGGAAAAGTGTGAGGCTTGGGTCTGACATAGGCAACCCGTAGCCCGTCGTGTCGTATAACAATTTTGTTACTATTGGTAGGTCTTGCCCTCAAAAATAAAATTATGGTTATTAATAGGTATAGGAATTACTTGGACTTTACGGTCTTGGACATAAGCTACGGCGAAGCCCTGTTGCCAATTGGCGTAACCACGTGTGTAAGCCATACCGCTAGAGGCTAGGTCTACTAAATTGCCAACCTCTAAGCCCCATAGAACACGTCCTAATTGACCCCTAGAAGCCTCTGTGAAGGCTGATAACCCTAGTCGGTGAGTGTGTCCACACACTACACTTTTACCAAGTCTCCTAGCCCCATTTAAAGCCGTTTGAGAAGGGACTTGACTGAGTGGTATTGAATCCCCGTGAATTGCCGTCCAACCATAAGCCCAGTCAAGTCCGTATGGGTGAAACTTAATGTTAAGTTTGTCGTATCCCATAAACCGTTCATATTGTAATTCTGGCAGATTGAGAAAACTTGGCAATCTTTTTTTGATTGACCTGTAAAGTCTGATTCCGTGATTACTTCCAAGGACGTCGGTGACTCCGAGATATTGAAGAAGCTCTTGAGTAAATTTCCTATCCTCATCTAAGTTTCCAACCATTTCATCAATTGTGCCAGCGTTAAAGCCGCCAAGCTGAGGAAGGTCAATCTCGTCACCCACTTGAATAGTTTGATGAGGTTGCCATTTTCTTAAAAACTTTCCTACTGCCTTAGCCGACTGCATATCCACAAAGGGAGATTGCAGGTCGCTTATAAAAGCGATTCGCTTAATCGTCGTCCTCGTCGTCGGGGTCAATCCTTGGAATTATGGCGTCAGGTTTGTCGTTTGAAATCCAGTCCGGTAAGGCGTTGGGTTCTTGCATAATCCAGAAAGCCATTTCCTTTGTGTATCCAGACTTTCTTGCAGCTTTATAAACCTCGTTCATAGTTACAAAATAAACTTCTAGTTTTGTTAAAGGGTCGGGAGACTTACGAACTCTGCGCCGATTTATCTTTTTGCGTTTTCGGGTCGTAGTCATAGCCCTATTTTACTTCTTACTTATCAAAATAAACAGTTCATCTAATCGAGACTCTAGCCGTGTCACTTGGTCTTTGATACTTGTTCCCCCGTTTTGTTTAAGCTCGGAAAGATAAAACTTAACTAAGTGCCTGACTACGACGGCTAAAGTCCCTAACAAACTTGAAACGGCTACTGCAAAAGCAGCCCAATTAAGGGCTGACATTAATCTTTACTACCTATACCAAAAGCGGAATCGTCAGGATTTAAGGCTCTCAAGATAGGGGCGGCAAAAGCTACTATAAAGGCTTTCCAAATGTCGTTAAATGAACCTTCAGGGTTAGTAAAGTAAACCGTCATTAAACAAACAAAGGCACTTCGTCCATAGGAATTTACTGCCGCTAATAACTTGCTATTCATTTTTTCCCCCTAGTAGTGGTATGTTAAAAAAGTCCGAAGTATCATTATCTTTCTTAAAACTAATATGTATGTGTTTGTCGTGCCGGTTACTGCCAAAATATTTTCTCCAAGTGTATTTTAAAACAGGGGAAGAAATTCGCCCTTTATAAATTACATAATGTATACGCCCCGAATATTTGGCGTAGTATCGAAGTTGATTTGCCAAAGCTGCTGTATCCCCTTCGTTGTCAGATAGGCGAGCGTCAACGTCGATAGCGTAGACAATTCCCGTGTCGGGGTCTGGTATATGGTCGGACGGTTTTCCGCTATTGATATGACGTAAATCAGCAGCCCACCCGTCAGATGAACGATACCTTTTTTTGAAGCTATCATCTATCTGTTCTCTTAACTGCACACCGGCTAAACAAAGTTTTGGTTTCAATTGGAAGTATCCCTGAAGATTATGCTAAGAGTAATTTAGCCTCGTCAGCGGTTATGCCTAAACGCTCAAGTAATGCTGCTTTGGCTTCTGCCTTTGCAGCCATTTCTGATAAGCGTAATTGTTCTTCAACCTTGCTTGCTTCGAATTGTGCAATTTCCTCAGCGGTTGCATCTCGCACTACATCGTCAATTTGAACTTTGTATGTCATATTTTCCTTAACTGTTTTGGTAGCCATAAACTCTTATTTTCCCGCCTGTCATTGTTCCCGCATTGGGTGCTAATGTAAAATCTGTATAACTCGTAGAATTATCGACAAATCCGCTAATCCAACTTTGCGTGCCAGTGCTCACAGCACCAGAGGAAGTTGCGCCAAATATAGTTCTTTTTGTTAAAAAAGGTGCAAAGAGTCTTATTTGTGCATCTAGTATAAGAGTTGTTGCTGCGCCAGCATCTCTAAACCCACTTACATTACTTGATGCTGAACCATTTACTGTGCCGCTTGATGGGTTGCCATAAATCAAAAAATTGTAATAACCAGTAGTAGTTGAGCCCAATGTCAGTTTAATATCAGTATTTGACGAATTCGTGCCATCTGTCAGCGTTATCAAATAATTATCATAAGTTGCCGAAAATGCACCACTTACAGTAGCTGATGAAACTCCTGAGCCAATTGTTGTTGTTGAGATTAATGTTAATCCTGATGCTGCAACAGCAGGTGTAGCAAACTTTAATCCTGTTGCCTCTGAACTATCTGCTGTCAAAACTTGTCCATTTGTGCCTACTGCTAGGCGGCTAAAAGCGTCTGCACCCGTGCCAACAATTAAATCACCCTTGGCGTCTATTGCCGTTGCCATTGAATTAGTAACAGTTACTGTTCCGGAAGTGCCGCCACCGCTTATTCCTGTTCCGGCAGTTACGCCTTCAATATCGCCGGTAGCACCTGAAGCTACCCAAGTTGCACCGTCATAATAAAATAAAGAGTTTGTGTCTTTTGTGAAAGCAAACTGTCCTTCTTGCGGTGAGGTAATTGCTGCGTCTCTTGCTGCCGTAGTAGCAAAAACAAGAACGCCTTGCATTAAATAACCGTTGACGTCGGCGGCTGATAAGACTTCTCCAACCGTGAACGTTTTAAAACCTAATCCTGCTGCCATATTTTATTCTCCTTTAGTAGCTAAGTATATCGTCATTTAATAGACCGTAATAAGCATTTGACAAAATGAGCCCGTCAACTGTCGGTTCTAAAGTGGTGAGGGTAGTCCGCCAAGAATTAGGAGTTATGTCGTGCGCTATTCCTTGAACCTGTAAATTCTTGACTATTGTCGAGCCGTCCGGTTGAACGTTTGTGATTAAAACATTGTCGTAATAATCAAAGTCCAACATTGTCGCCGTTGGCACGTCAGGGTCATAAAGGTCAACCGTCATAGAGTCAATCCTGATGGTGGTGCTACTGCGTG